AGCGTTTCCAAGCGCCGGCCAATACCCCGACTACCATCATCGGCGCCGCTGATGTGTATATGTCGGACTTTGGCACGATGAGCGTTGTCCCGAACCGCTTTATGCGTACCCGCGAAGCACTTGTGCTTGATCCGGAATACGCAGCACTGGCTTACCTGCGCCCGTTCCAGACCGTGGAACTGGCCAAGGCTGGCGATGCTGACAAAACCCAGATTCTGGCTGAAGTCACGCTTGAGGTTAAGAATGAGGCCGCTCATGGCGGAATTTTCGATCTTGACATGGCACTGTAACGGATGTTGATATATAGTCCTCCTGTGGTTATCCATGGGAGGCTTTATGTCATGTTTGTATGAGGGTTGTGAAGGGAAAGTAGTTGGACTTGGGTACTGCCAGAAACATTACAAACGAGTAAAGAAGTATGGCAGTCCCGATCCGCAAAAGTATTCTCAAGAATCTCTTGAAACAAGGTTTTGGAGATTTGTAAATAAGAAGTCTGAATCCGAGTGTTGGGAATGGCAAGGCCAAATACTATCAAGCGGATATGGAAGAATAAGTTTAGGCGCTAAGTCTTTAGGTAGTGAAGGCGCACATAGAGTAAGTTGGAAATTATTTAACAAAGCAGACATTCCAGATGGTATGTTTGTGATGCATAAATGCGATAATCCTAGCTGTGTAAATCCTCATCATTTGAGTATTGGCACACCAAAGGAAAATACGCAGGATATGATCGCAAAAGGGAGGAAACGAGTTGTTTCTCCTAAAGGCGAAGGCAACGGGAAATCATTGCTTGATGAGGAAAAAATTAGGCTGATCCGTTCAAGTACATTAAGTCATGCTGCAATAGCTCGTGAACTTGGTGTATCCCCAAATTGCGTCCGGGGAGTCAGAATTGGGCGCACTTGGACACACGTTAAATGAGCAAACCTATAAGGACTCAGACGGTACATGCGGACGGTGATGGCGGTATCATCATCGAAACTAAACAGGATGTTAGCGAAATCATTGAGGCTAATAAGGCTCAACTAGAGTTCGATAAACAACGTACAGGGCATCTAAACGAGCTACATCACGTTGCAAGAATCCCGTTCACGGTTATTGATGACCTGAACAAAAAAGGTGTTATGCGAGGTTTTAACGTGATTGATGAGGTTGGCTTTGCTAGATGGCTGAACGATCCTGAAAATGCCGTTTGGAAAACTTATAGGGGAACTGTATGAGAGTTGGCGTATGTGTGCCGTGTCGTGATGAGGTAATGACTGGCTTTGCTTTTGATTTTGCTCGTATGGCTGCACATGATGCGTCTGTGCGATGCAAAGATAAAGCCAATGGCCTAAGCCTTTACACGATGCCAGGAACGCTGATTTTCGACCAGCGTGAGAAGTTGGTAGAGGTGGCGCTAAAGGAAGGTTGTGACGCTGTTCTGTTTATTGACAGCGACATGAGGTTTCCTCACGACATCATTACTATTCTTCTTAGCCGTGAAGTGCCTATTGTCGGGGTTAACGCTACTACCCGTAGAAAACCCGTTACGCCTACTGCTAAATTGCTCACAAAGCAGGAAAATGGCAAAGAAGTGGTGTACAAGTGGGAAAACATTGATTCCCGTGGCAAACAAGGCATTGAATCGGTGACGGCAGTTGGTTTTGGTGCTGTCTTGATTCGCAAGGAAGTGTTTGAGGCTATCCCTAGGCCGTGGTTTGATACTGGATGGGGGCCGAATGGTGTTTGTGGTGAGGATGTGCATTTCTGCGTTAAAGCCGGTGATTATGGCTTTGAAACGTATGTAGACCATGAGCTATCGATGCACATCCGCCATATTGGTACTTATGAATACGGCTGGAAAGACTTTGAACAGCTAGAGGAATAACATGGCAATTAGTACATACTCAGAACTACAAACTACGATTGCCAATTACTTGGCGCGTAGTGACCTGAACGCCATTATTCCAGACTTCATTAAACTGGCTCAGAATCGCCTTAGCCGCGATCTACGAATCCGCCAGATGTTGGCTGTAGCCACAGCACAAACTAATGCCGGTGACTCAACTATCGGCCTTCCTACGGATTTTCTTGAGATGCGCGACATTCATCTCGATACGAATCCTGTTGTTAGCCTGAGCTATATGGCTCCTAATAACTTCTATAGCAAGGCTCGCACTAAAGAATCTGGAAAGCCCGTCAACTACACTGTTTTGGCTAACGAGATGCAACTAGCGCCAGTGCCTGATAGCACTTATACGCTGCAAATGTTGTATTACGTTAATCCATCGCCGTTGAGTGCTGATACTCCTACCAATGTTTGGCTTGTGTATTGCCCTGATGCGCTGCTTTATGCTTCGTTGGCTGAAGCAGAACCGTATTTGATGAATGATGCACGAATCCAAACATGGGCTGCTCTGTATGAGCGTTCTATTGCTTCTATTTCTAACGCAGATCAGGGCGGCGAGTATAGTGGCCAGCCTATGGTAATGACTTTTAACTGAGGTGAATCATGGCAGAAATGTCGAACTACCTTGAGAACGCGATGATTAATGCGGTTCTCCGTAATACTACATATACTAGCCCGGCTACCGTGTATGTTGCGCTGTTTACCACTGACCCGACCGATGCAAATACTGGCACTGAGGTCTCTGGGAATGCGTATCAACGCACTGCGGTGACGTTTGGCGCTCCGAGCAACGGTGTTAGCACGAATAGCGGCGCTGTTACGTTCCCTACTGCTACTGGCTCCTGGGGTACTGTAACGCATATTGGAATTATGGATGCTTCTACCAGCGGGAACCTTCTGTTCCATACTCCGCTTGATACGTCGAAAACCATCACTAGCGGCGACATTTTCACTATTTCGGCTGGCAACCTGTCCGTAACTCTGGAGTAATCTATGGCGCTCGTTATCGCTGACCGGGTGAAGGAAACGTCCACCACGACCGGCACAGGCACTTTGACTTTGGGCGGCGCTGCGACTGGTTATCAAACCTTTTCGGCGGCGATTGGAAGCGGTAATACTTGCTATTACGCCATTACGCTGGATTCTGCGTGGGAAGTTGGCATTGGTACTGTCGGGACTGGCACGCTATCGCGAGATACAGTGCTTGAATCATCTAATGGTGATGCGCTAGTTAACTTTGGCGCTGGCACTAAAGACGTTTTTGTTACATATCCTGCTGAAAAAGCAGTTTACAAAGATACTAATGGTGATGTTGTTGGTCTAAAGATTGGTACTGACGTTCAAGCCTATGACGCTGATTTGACTACTTGGGCTGGTAAAACTGCTCCAAGTGGTACTGTTGTCGGAACTAGCGATAGCCAAACTCTGACGAACAAAACCATTGCTTTGGGTAGTAACACTGTATCTGGAACCATTGCAGAGTTTAATACTGCTGTAACTGATGCGGATTTTGCTACTCTAGCTGGTAGTGAAACTCTGACGAACAAAACAATTAGCGTAGACAACAATACGGTATCCGGTATTGCTGCATCTAGTTTTGTTCTGTCAAACGCATCTGGCAACATTGATGGCTCTGCAGCACAAAAGGTTATCCCATCTGGCGTAGTGGTTGGAACGACTGACACTCAAACGCTTACGAATAAAACTCTGAGTGATCCGGCAATCATTGGGACTATCCTTGAGGATATTTTCACGATTACTGATGGAGCAGCGTTTGAAATTGATCCCGGCAATGGCTCGATTCAGCTAATTACGCTTGGCGCATCGCGCACTCCGAAAGCTACTAACTTCACTAACGGCGAGTCTGTAACGCTAATGGTAGATGATGGTACTGCTTACACACTAACGTGGACTGATGCTACGTTCGGCGGATCGGGGGTAGTATGGAAAACCGACAGCGGAAGCGCCCCGACTCTGAACACTAGCGGCTACACGGTAATCGTGTTGTGGAAAGTCGGCGGCCAGGTGTACGGCGCACGCGTGGGGAACGCGTAATGCTGGCCGCTAAGTTACTGGGCGGTGCTGCAGCTGCACGGCCGCAGCCAACGTTTGTGTCGAGTAGCATCAACCGCACCACGACTGCTGGCAATACGGTTACAGCGCCGACCGGTATACAAAACGGTGATTTGCTTGTAGCGGTTCTGTTCAACACCGATCCTACTGCGGGACCAATCACGCTACCGTCCGGCTGGTCGCGTTTGACCGAAACTGAAACAGCCAACAATTATTTTGTTCTTGCAACAAAAACGGCGGCTTCTGAAAGTGGCAACTACACGTTCACCTTCGATCAAGCTGCTGCTAACTCCGTCGCGATTTTGGTCTACCGGAATGCAACCAGAGTAAACACCGTAGGCACGTTTGGAAACGCAGCTTCCGCAACGGCCACCGCAGCCAGCATCACGCCGACTTACACCGGCACGCTGTGCGCAATGTTCTCCAATGAAACATCGTCAACGGTGTCAACCCCACCAGCGGGCTTTACGCAACGCGCACTTCAGTCCGGGACGACTGCCGCAATGGGGGTTTACGACTTTGCTAATCAAGCGGCGTCGGCTACTAGCGCGGCGTCTTTGGTGTGGAGTGTTTCGGGACAGGTTGCAGCTATTCAATTTCAAGTCACCAACGAGCCTGATGTGGAGCCGACGTTTGTTGCAAGCGCGTCCACGCAAAACACGGTTAATACGGCCAGTCTTGTTATCAGCAAACCAGCAGGAACGGTTGATGGCGATCTAATGATTGCCATTATGTGTTCAGATACGACAGGAACGGGAAGACTTTGGTCTGGTGACACTGGATGGACGGAAGTGGCTGATTCGTCGCTTCCTACTGCATTGCGCATTGCATACAAGACTGCAAGCAGTGAACCAAGTTCTTATACATTTACCAGTAGTTCAGCTACAACCCTACTCTCCGGAGCAATTTTGACGTACCGGTACGCTGCCTACGACACTATCGCAGGGGATTTCACATCGGAGGCAAACCCACTAGCCCTGACATCAATCAGCCCGAGCCAAAGTCAATCGATTTTGATTGCTGTTGGGGCGCGTGCGGCAGCGTCTATCACACTCGGTACACCGACCAGTATGACCGCTAGGGTAACAGACGCCGACGCAACCGCGCCTAGCTACATCGTCTGCTCACAGGCAGTAGCAAAAGGCCCAGCCGGAATACGCTTGATTACCACCGGCAGCACAACCAACGTCGCCGGCATCATGCTTGCGATTAAACCAACACGGAGTCTCACATAATGTACGCAAAAGTTATCGGCGGCGGGGTCGTGCAATTTCCGTACACGACGGACGACCTGCGCCGCGACAATCCAAACACGTCATTTCCGGCTGTCCCGTCTGCTGCACTGTACGCCGAGTTCGGTGTCGTTCCAGTGGTAGTCACAGGCGCACCGGAGCATGACACGGCAACACATATAGTTGAATCGGCTGGCTGCGCATACAACGCAGAACGCGAGCGGTGGGAAACTCAGTGGTTGATGCGTGAATTAACTGCTGACGAGGTGGCACAATCTGAATCAGAAAAAGCCGCCGCGATTCGGCGTGAAAGAAATTCTATGCTGTCCGCATCCGACTGGACTCAGGTTCTAGATGCGCCGGTTGATCAGCTGGCATGGGCAGAGTACCGCCAGGCGCTCCGAGATATGACCGCTCAAGTCGGATTCCCGTGGAATGTTGTTTGGCCGCAGGAGCCGTAAATGCTAGGTTTTACGCCACTATCAGCAGCGCCAATATCCTCAACTGGCGAAAGGATAGTTGAGGCATCAGCGGCCATTTTAGGCCGAGCAATAGTTACAGCAACTTCTGGCGCTGTAGAAGGTTCTGCTGCAATTACCGGACGCGCTACAGTAAGTGCGCTGGCTTATCGCATAGTTGAAGCAAATGCTTCAATTACTAGCGCGGCTACTGTTGCGGCTAATGGTGGATTCCTACTTAATGGTGTTGCGGCGATTACGTCTAGTGCAACTGTTGCTGCTGATGGTTTTATAGACGCAGAGCAGCCTATCGAAATTACTAGCAAAGCTACGGTTTCGTGCGTGGCTTTTGTTAATCACTTTGCCTCATCTTCTATGCAAAGTGCCGCAAACGTATCTGCCATTGGCTATATCTTTGGCGAAGAATGGACAAAACAAGTTGCTGGAAGTGATATATGGCTAAAACAAGGATAATTTTTGGTGAGTGGACTCCAGACCAGCCGGGCATTGCTGGTAGCGTAACTGAGGCTGTTAATTGCTATCCAGTTGCCAATGGATATGCGTCACTTAAATCTATTGAGCCATATCCAAATGCTGAAACAACAGCAGGTGAAACATTACAAATAGCATTTGCAGGTAAGTTTTCTGGTCAAAACAATCTATTTGCGGCTTCTTCTGCGGCAATTTACAAGTTTGACGCAGGGACTAACGACTACGTTGACGTGTCTAAGGCTGGTGGCTATGCTGCAACATCGTGGGATGTAACGCAGTTTGGCCCAAAAATGATTCTAGCTAACGGAACAAATAAACTTCAGTCTTATAGCTTGTCTGGATCGTCTGCGTTTGATGATTTATCGGCTGATGCGCCTACAGCTAAATATGTAACAGTTGTTCGTGATTTCATTGTCGCTGGCAGTGTTGCTGGAGCAGAGTCCACCGTTTATTGGTGCGACATTAACAACGAAACCAATTGGACTCCAGCATCTTCTAGCCAAGCAGATTCGCAGGTATTGCCTGATGGTGGTGATATTACTGGTTTGGCTGGCGGAGAGTACGGTCTAGTGTTCCTTGAGCGCGCAATTTACCGGATGACGTATTCCGGCAGTCCGTTCTTTTTCCAGTTTGATGCTATTTCTAGGGCCATTGGATGTATCTCTAACGGCTCAATCGCTCAACTAGCAGACAAAACGTACTTTCTTGCTGATGATGGCTTTTACGTATGTAACGGCCAAAGTGTTACGCCAATTGGAGCAGAGAAAGTTAATCGTTGGTTCTTTGCTAACGCCGCGCCTGACCTTATTCAATCGCAGATGAGTGCGACGATTGATCCTGTGCGCTCGTTGATTCTATGGATTGTGCCAACTAACTCTGGTAACAAGCTGCTGATTTACAACGCTCAGGTTGATAAGTGGTCTTACTCTGAAGAAAACATTGAATCGCTGGCGTATTTGGTCACTTCATCTTCTACGCTTGAAAGTCTTGATAAGATTTCGATTACGCCAGGCCAAAACACACAAAATGGCACGTATGAGCGAACTGGGACGACAGTTACGGTAACGCTAACGGCACATAAACTGCAAACTAATGCGTTTGTTTATTTTGACGCAACTAGCGGGGGTGCGGCCGATGGCTTTTACCAAATTACGGTAGTTGATGCTAATACGTTTACGCTAACAACCGTGGCTAGTGGCGCTATTTCTACGTCAAACTGCGTAATATCGCTGCCTTCTATTGATAATCTAACTGCGAGCCTTGACGACCGGGCATATGCTGGTGGCTCATGGTTCTTGGGTGGCGTACAAGGGCAGCAGATTTATGGATTTACTGGTGGCAATCAAACGGCATACATAACGTCCAATGATTTGGACTTTGGGCGCAGCATGATTAGCCTTGCAAAGCCTATTGTGGATAATGGCTCTGCTGATGTAGCTGTTGGCTCTAGAGTGCTGCTTGACCAAACCATAAGCTACGGTAATTTTGTGTCTGCTGATGCAGAGAATAGGGTTTCTCTGCGGTCTAACGGAAATTACCATCGAGTCAGGGTAAAGCCAACTGGCACTGGCTGGACAACGGCTGTTGGCGTTGAGGTTGAATACTTCCAGCAGGGTACGCGATGACTAAGTTTCGCACATTGCCGATGTTTGGCAACGATCCTCGGAATGTCGCAGAGATTGTGCGCGGCATTATGGATGGAAAAACAAACAATACCGGAACAATTTCGCTCGCAACTGGCAATGCAACCACGACAACCATTTTTGATGAGCGTATTGGCTACGATAGTTTAATTTTCCTTGTCCCAGTATCTGCGGCGGCTTTTGACGACTCTGCGCCTTATGGTTCATTTTTTTCAACAGTAGACCAAACAGCGGCATCTACCACAACTGCATACGCAGTAACGTATAACTCAACTGCCGAAGAAAATGGAGTTTACGTTTCTAATTCTTCGCGCATAAACTTTAGAAATGCTGGAGTTTATAACGTGCAATTCTCAGCACAGTTTAAAAACGCATCAAATGACGGTCAGGACGTAGACATTTGGTTTGCGCTTAACGGCAACAATATCGCTGACTCTAATAGCCGGTTTCATATACCAGCTAGAAAAAGCACAGGCGATCCTAGCCATTTGATTGCGTCAATGAATCTGTTTGTAGACGTTGCCGCTGGCCAATATATTGAACTGTATTGGCGAACGACCAGCACTGATGTTTCTATGGAGCATTTTGCAGCAGATACTAGCCCAACCAGGCCAGCTATTCCGTCTGTGATTACCACTGTACAATACATTGCACCAGCAGCATCTTCTAATGTGTACGTTAGCGCACAACAACAAGGGCAAGCTACATTGACTCATTGGGCTAATAGTACTGCTGATAAAACTTACGGATATATTGTCGTCGGATGATTGAATTCAGGCACATTGCTGGAAAAGATTTAAGAAAATGGTGGCCGAGCATCCGCGTCGGTTTGGATGAAATTAAATCTCACAGCCCTGAAGATTGGCTGCCGGAAGATGTATATACAGATTGTTTTAATGGCGTATCGTCTTTGTGGGTAATTACACAAAATCAGCGTTTTGCTGGTTTTTTTGTATTACAGAATAATGATTCTAAAGTTCATGTTTGGGCTGCTTGGACATTAGAAAATAATTATCAAATAGTTGACGAAGGCTTAAAATACATAAAATCTTTAGCTAGTCAAATTGGGGCTAAGTATTTGACGTTTTCTAGCCATCGTCGAGGTTGGCAACGAAGGGCGGCTGTTTATGGATTCCGTCCTAATCAATACATTTGTGAGGTGTAATTATGGGCGGTGGCGGCGGCGGTACTACTACTACCAAGCCTTGGAAAGAGGCGCGGCCTTTTATTCTTCAAGGATACAACGAAGCTCAGAGGCTGTATGAATCTGGTGGCCCGCAATTCTTTCCTGGCCAAACTTACATTTCTCCTTCTGAGGCTACCACTCAAGCACTAAATCTTGCAGAGCAGCGAGCTATGGCTGGCTCTCCGCTGGTTCGTCAGGCGCAAGCATCTGCTGGTGCACTAATGGGCGCTACAAACCCGTATGCAGCTCAGATCGCGGCATTGGGCGCATCGCCTACGGTAGATCCTAGCTCTGAGTTCTATCGCTCCATTATGGAAGGCGGTGCTGGCTCTCCTGAGGCTATGGCGCTGGCTCGTCGCACAGCGTCTGGAGAATTCCTTAACGCCAATCCGTATCTTGAAGGCGCTTTGTCTCGTGCTAACCGCCTTGCCACTGAATCGTACCAAGAGGGACTTCGTGGTTTGCAGTCTCAAGCATCTGCAGCGGGTCGCTATGGCTCTGGTGCGATGGGACAGCAGCTTGCTAAAGGTCAAGACGTATTTGCTCGTGCGCTAACGGAGCAAAACCAACAAGCATATCTCCAGAACTATGCTGCCGAACGTGCTGCTCAAGAGGCAGCGATTGGTCGTCTTGGCGTTTACGAACAACAAGCACTTGCTAACCGTATGGCTGCTGCTGGTGGCTTGTCTGCTGGCGCGCAGCAAGGTATTGCTAACCAACTTGCTGCACTTGGCGCTGCTGGTCAAATGAGCGCAGCAGATTTGAATCGTCAGCTACAGGCAACTGAATTGGCTCCGCAACTTGCAGAACAAGACTTTGCTGATCTGCAGCGTCTGTTGATGGTTGGTCAAGCGCGTGAAGGCTACGATGCTGCTGCACTGCAAGATCAAATGGCGCGTTGGAATTATGAACAAAATCTTCCGTATCAACAGCTTCAGCGGTATCAATCCGCTATTAGCGGATACCCAATGGGTACGGTTAGCGCATCTGGAGGTGGTAAATAATGGCTGATCCTGTAACGATGGCAGTTGTAGGCGCTACTGCTGGCGCTGCGATGATCCCAAAAGATCCTCTTAAGGGTGCGCTTCTAGGTGCTGCTGGTGGTTATGGCGGTGGCGCTGCTCTAGGTGCTATGGGTGGAACTGCAGCCGCAGGGACTGCTGCTGGAACTGCTGGTGCGGCATCTGTTCCAGGTACAGCTGCGCTAACACTTGGTGGCGGGGCTGGTTTGGCTGCACCAACAATGACTGGTCTTGGCCTTGCTCCTGCTGCTACTGGACTGACTGCTGGGCAAGCTGGACTTGCTGCTAGTGGGTCTATGCTTGGGTCTAGTCTTGGTGCTGGTGCTACTTCTGCTGGAATGGGCGGATTGAGTTCGTGGATTGGCCAAAATCCATATTTGGCAAATATGGCTATGAGCACTGGAATGAATGCACTTACTCCGCCACCGCCGCCGCCTTCTGGTGGTCTTATTGCTGGGCGCCAACAAGAACTTGATATGATGGGCGCTATGCCAACACAGCCGTTTATGCAGCAGCGTAAACTGTCACTGCTATAGGTGAAACATGGCTATTGAAGATTACATCCCTGATTTTTTTGGCGCTGGTATGCCGCAATATCTTCCAGGTCTATTGGGAGAGCAAGAAACCGCAGCATTGCAAAAACGCGCTAACGTACAAGGTTTGCTTGGCGCTGCTCTGTCTTTGGCGCAAGGCATGTCTCCTCTTGGCCCGCGTCGCACTGCTGCTCAAAACATTCTTGGCGCATTAGCTGGTGGCTTCCAAGCTGGCCAAGGCGCATATCAAGGCGCTACGCAGAACTTGATGATGCAACAGCAAATTGCTGATGCCGCTCTAAAGCGTCAGCAAGCGCAGATGAAAATTCAAGGACTTCAAGAGTTCCAAGAGAAATATCCGAATCTTTACCCGATTGCTGCGATTGATGAAGCAGCCGCAGCTAAAGCAGCTACTGAGCAGGTGCTGAATGCTCCAATCATGGAGGCTCTAGGCCGTGTTGGTGGACAACAGCCCCAACAACCTATTGCAAGTCCTGCCCAAGCAGTTGAGGTTGGTGGCGCTCCAATGGTTGAACAGCCTCAAGGACAAGATCAAAATCTTCTTCCTGCTGTTCCTGTTACTGCTAAAGGCATTGATCCTGAAGTAGCAAATTTGCTTCGTCAAAAAGATATTTTGATGCGGCGCAATCAGGAACTGAGTGGCATTCCTATGGAACGTGCGCAAAGCCTGATTAAAAATAATATCGATCAAATTAAAACTATTGACGAACAAATATCTAGGCTTTCTACGTCTGTTTATGACTTCAGCACGCTGTATAAAGTAGTTCCCAAAGAATATCACGCTCGTCTTGATAATCTTGAAGGCGCTGCAATGTCTGGTGCGCTTACGGCAGATCAATTTACGTCAAAAGTAGACAACATTCTGAAAGACGCGAATGTTACTACTGACCAAATTAGAAACTATAAATTTGCTCAACAAGGCGGATACACTGGTTCTTTCACTGATTTCAAAAAACTCTCCACTCCACAAACTAATGTAAACGTCGCCGTTACCGGCGAAAAAGAAATGTTTAAGGAGCGTGGGAAAGAAGCTGTAAAAGCTGAAGGTGCTGCGTTTTCTGCAATGAATGCAGCCGGTGATGTTAGGGCAATTGTAGATGTTCTTAAGCCATATCGTGGCGGCCCGCTTGACCAGTTTCAGGCGTCTATTGGCGCATATCTGCCAGGCACTCCGGCAAATAAACTTGCTACGGCGGCACAACTTGCGGACTCTATTCGTCAACGTCTTGCGCCGACAATTCGCGTTGAAGGTTCTGGTGCAACGTCTGATTTTGAAGCACGTTCATACTTGAATGCGATTCCTTCTCTAATGAATACAGCAGAAGGTCGTGAGCTAATGGCTGTTTATGCAGAGCGTTTTGCTAATCGTGCTGCAGCAGCTGCTGATATTCGCGCCAAGATGGTATCTGAAGGCAACTTTAGCGTTAGGCGCTTCCAAGAAGAACTTAAAGCACAGGGTCTGACTCAAATTCTTACGCCGAATGACCTTAAGATTCTTAGCGGTGAGCCGCCTAAAGCATCTCCGTCACTAGCGCCGGGCGTTACGGTTAGAAGGGTTCGATAATGGCTAAATATAGCTACGAAATTACGATTCCTAATGCTGGAACTTTTATCGTTGATTCTGACAAAGAACTTAACGATACTGAGGCATATCAGGCTGCAATGCAGTCTATGCAGACGCCAAGAACAGTAGGACAAGAGTTTACTCGGGCGATGGGTATTAGTGCGCGTGGCATTGCTCCTGTTGCTTTGGGTGCTGGATCTGGTGCTTTGGTGGGCGGCGCTCCTGGAGCATTGGTCGGTTCGTTTACGTTGCCAGCAGCAGAACTTGCTACGCGCACTGCTAACGTATTGCTGCCTGAGTCAATGCAAATCCCATCTCCATATGGTGCGGTAGAAAATCTAATGACTCGTGCTGGCCTTCCAGTTCCTGAAACTACTGGAGAACGAGCATTGCAAGCAGCGTCTGAGGCACTTGCTAGCACTGGAACTCAAGTTATGACTGCTCCTAGAGCAGCACAAACTGCGACTACTAGCTTTGGGCGTGGTGTAGCAGAGATGCTCGGAGCTACTCCTATTCGACAAGTTGCGGCTGCTCCAGTTTCTGCTGCTGTTGCTCAGGGTGTTGGCGAAACATATGGCACTGTTCCTGGCATGTTGGCTGGCATGGCTGCTTCTGCTCCGTTTGGCATTGGAGCGAAACCAACTGGCGGAGAAAATGTTCCAAGCATTGATGAACTAAAGCAAACGTCTCGCAATCTTTACGACATTGCTGATAAGTCTGGAGTTACATTTAAGAAAAATGCCTTTGGTTCGTTTGCCAACAAAACCATTGCTGATCTACGTGCTGAAGGTGTTGACCATACTCTTACACCTAAAGCAGACGCAGCACTTCGTCGTCTTGAGGTTGCCAGTAAATCGCCACTTACTCTTAGCGAAGTAGATCAGCTTAGGCGCGTTGCGTTGATTGCTGTAACAAGCAATGACGCAGCAGATAGGGCATTTGGCGGTAAGCTGATTGATCGTTTGGACAATTTTGTTGAAAACGCTCAACCAAATCAATTTTCTGTCAGCGATCCAAAGGCAATAGAGGCTCTTAAAGAAGCCCGTGATCTTTGGAAAAAGAACAAAAAAGCGCAGGTTCTAGAAACTATTTTTGATACGGCAGAACTTCGCGCAGAGGCCAACTATACGCAATCTGGTATGGAGCAAGCATTGCGTAGCCGTCTTGTTAGTCTTGCGGCAAATGAAAAACTAATGCGTCAGTTTAACAAGACTGAACAAGCTGCAATTCGTGAGGCAGCTAAAGGTGGAAAGCTACAAAACTTCCTACGTTATGTTGGTAAGCTGGCTCCGACCAGCGTTATTCCTGCTGTTGGTGGCGCATATCTTGGCCAGCAAATGTTTGGAGCCGAAGGCATGTTGGCTGGCATGGCTCCGGCTGCTACTGGCTATGCGGCAAGGGCTGGTGCGACAAAGATGGGGATTACAAACTTTAAGCGCCTAGAGGATATGCTTAAACTTGGTAGAGAGCCTAGAACTCCTGTTTCTGGCGTATCTCCTATTATTATGCGTGGTTTGTTATCTTTGCCTAATCAGCAACTGAATGTAACTGAAGAAGATTTGACTCCTTTTCTTAGCAGGTAATCATGGCAAACACAAAGATTAGCGAATATAGCTCAATCCCGGCAAACAATACCGAGATTGACGGTATTAACATTGCAGAAGGTTGCGCACCGTCTGGAATTAATAACGCCATTCGTGAGCTTATGGCGCAGCTTAAAGACTTTCAAACAGGTTCTGCTGGAGACAATCTAACTGTCGGTGGCAACCTGTCTGTTACTGGCGCTATTAACCTTGGACAAGTTCTAACGGTTACTCAGGGTGGAACTGGTCTATCGTCTGTAACTGCTGGCGATATGCTGTACGCAAGTGCTTCAAATACTCTGGCTAAACTAGCTGGCACTGCAGACGGGAATGTATTGCTTTCAGGAACAACCCCATCGTGGGGTAAGGTTCCTTTGTCTACTCATGTCACTGGTGCTTTGCCTATTGCTAATGGTGGCACTGGTCAAACATCTGCAAGTGCTGCAATCAATGCGCTACTTCCTTCTCAAACTGGGCAATCTGGAAAGATTCTTCAAACAAATGGCACTAACGTATCGTGGGCTACTGTTGCCGCTGGTTCTAGCGGAACAGTAACGTCTATTACTGCTGGTGGTGGACTTAGTGGTGGGACAATTACCACTAGCGGCACTATCTCAATGGGTACGCCTGGAACCCTATCTGTATCTTCTTCAAATATTGCTAGTGGGTCTACTCATACTCACGCTGTTACATTTCCAGTAACATCTGTTAAAGGTAATGCGGCAGATACAGGCGGAACTGGTAACGTTATTCTTTCTTCGCTTGAATCATTTGCAGGAAACAATGCTGACAATGGATACAAAAAATTTCCTGGTGGATTAATGGTTCAATGGGGAAGTGTTGATTCAATTGCAGCAAATTCTTTTGCATCAGTAAATTTCGGTCAAACATTTGCCACATTGTTTAATATTCAAATTACAATTTCAGAAGATAATAATACCGCTAGAAATGCTCCCAAAGTTGGTACTAAAAGCACATCATCATTTACCATAAGAAACACTAGCGACTCAATTGTTACGTCCGCATATTGGTTTGCAATTGGATCGTATTAATTTAAGAGAAAAATATGAAAGAACAACAAACACTAGACGCTACTCTGGCTGCACTTGGCAGCAAAGCAACATATACGGGTGCAAGCACGAGCATTGTAGGATGGTTCCTATCTAGCCAGTTTGGCGTCCTTGCTGGTATTTTGATTGGTCTTGCTGGTTTGTGTATCAATTGGTACTACCGTCATAAGCAAGACAAGCGTGAAGAAGAAGAACATAAAAAGCGGATGAAAGAATGAGAAGCCCAATAGCAGCATTATCGTTGTCTGCAGCTGCTATTGTTGGCATCGCATTACATGAGTCTTTTCGTGATTCTGCTTATATACCTGTTGCTGGCGACGTTCCTACAATCGGTTTTGGTTCGACAGAAAACGTCAAACTAGGCGATAAGATAAGCGTAGAACGTGCTTTAGTCAGGCTGCTTGATGATGCGTCTGTATTTGAATCAGCAGTAAAACAATGCGCTCCTGTTCCAATGTATCAGTATGAATTTGATGCTTATGTGTCGCTTACATACAACATTGGATCTGGGGCGTTTTGTCGTTCTACGCTGGCAAAAAAGTTAAATAAACTTGATTATGATGGCGCTTGCAAAGAAATCCTTCGTTGGGACAAATTTAAAGGAAAGCCGCTTGCTGGTCTGACTAAACGCCGTCAAGAGGAATACAGGAAATGTATTGGCTTATGAATCCTTATCTTATTCTGGCTGGCATATTGTCTATTGGTGTTTCGTATGGAACTGGTTACTACAACGGATACGGAAACGCTAAAGAAAAAGTTCAATCTGAAATGGCTATTGCCCATGCAGAAGAAATTCGCCAGGCTAGAGATAAGGAACAAAGCTGGCAAAAGGCTGCAAACAATATCCAGAAGGAAAAAGACAATGAGATACGCAAACTTAATGCTACTCACACTGCCATTGTTAACAGCTTGCGCGACAGGCAAGACCGTCCCAAAAACGGAGTGCCCGACGATCCCGATTCTGAACAAAATAAATGTACCGGAACAGGCCTTTACAGATCGGATGCAGAATTTCTTGCAAGGGAAGCTGCCAGAGCAGACGAAGTAAGAATAGCTTTAAAGCAATGTTACGCCCAATATGATTCACTAACCAAGGAGTAATCATGAAAACGGCACTTATAGCAGCATTGTTTGTCTGTGGTACGGCAGTCGCAGCGCAGCATTTTGAGGATGGATCGGTTTTGCTAGATAAGCGTGAAGCAGAATATGTAATAAATGTTGTTAACAATCTTACTGAGAAGGTTGTACTGCAAGACTTGAAAATACGAGAACTAGAAGCAGAGCTTAAAAAAGCAAAGAACGCTAAATGTCTGTGAAAAAAATACCCGACGATTGCCTACCAGCATGTGGCTCGTGTGCATTTTTTCTAAAACAGCCTAAAGACGATTTTGGGTATTGTAGGCGGTATCCTCCAGTCATCATTGCATTAAGCGATGATGAGCTTGAATCCGTCTTTCCTATTTCTGCTCCAGATGATTGGTGCGGCGAATTTGTAAGATTTGTTTCTTAAAAAATTATGAATTGGAACGCTAAATGTACCGATGAGGAATTCATCAAGCTTTGGAATAAGTGCGGATCTGCGGCAGAGCTTTCTGCTATTTTGAATGTAAATGTAAGAAGCATTCAGAATAGACGGAGAAAAATAGAAAAAAAATTTGGCATTGCGTTGCTTTCTAATCATAAGTTAAGCCCAGACTTTAAAGTAACGATACCGGCTAATGGCGTTAGGGTTGGCGTAGAGGTTGATTCTGGTGTTATTGTTGTTGCGTCAGATTGCCACTACTACCCAGGCATTGTTACTACGGCGCATCGCGCATTCATAAAAATCATCAAGGATTTAAAGCCAAAGATGGTTATTATGAATGGCGATGTTTTTGATGGCGCTAGTATTTCTAGACATCCGCCTATGGGATGGTCTGACATTCCTAACGTAAAACAAGAACTAGAAGCGTGCCAGGAGCGTCTAGGAGAGGTCGAGAAGGCAGCAAAAAACGCTTCCCTACACTGGACATGGGGTAATCACGATATGCGTTTTAACGCTCGCCTATGCAGTCAGGTAGGCGATACGTTTAAAGGCATTGAAGGGATGAACTTGTCTGACCATTTCCCGCGCTGGAGATTTTCAACTAGCGTTATGGTCAATGAAAACACCATCATTAAGCATCGTTACCACAATGGCATACATGCTGTTTACAACAACACTTTAAAGTCTGGGACGAGCATCGTAACTGGCCATTTACACAGCCTTAAAGTTACTCCTTGGACTGATTATCTTGGGACAAGGTACGGTGTAGATACTGGTGCGCTATCTGATATTGATGGAAGTCAGTTTGACTATACCGAAGATAATCCTAAAAACTGGCGGGCAGGCTTTGCTGTGTTGACATTTCACAATGGCAAACTGTTACCGCCAGAACTATGCGAAGTTGTTGATGAAAACACCGTATGGTTTAGGGGTTCTCTGATAAGTGTTTAATGATTGAGTCCGCGTACTGTGCTGCGGTTTTAATCATTTGATCTTCTGATAGCCCGCCTCTGGCGACAAGCCCACCAAAGGCGGCAGAGAAATATAGTTTCCACTCATCTGGTCTATGTTTTTCTGTTTGTTCTACTTTTCGTGGGCGTCCCATTATCCTATTCCTAGTTTGTGATTTTTCTCTGTAACTATCTCATGAATCCTGGTTACTTCAGAACGCAGCCTATCTATTTCTGGTTGCCGTTCCATGTAGCCAGCTTTCCATAAATCAAATTTATCAATGGTTGGCGGTATATTGTTCAATTGTGCCCACTCAAGAAATTTCAGAAACATTAGTTCCACGTGTATTTATCCAGAAAGTTGTCCAGTCGCGGATAGGCTTTATTTTCTTTTTGGCGTAATTAAGTCTACGTTTAAGCAAGTGCATTTCTTGACGGTCAAAGTCTTTTTTCCGTCGCTCAACATAAGTTTTGTATTTAACTGATTTTGGCGTTGGTGGCGGCTTTGGCGCGTTTTCTTTGCGTCCAACTTTGTAGCAAGGAACATAAATAAAATTATTTAATGTTTTTTTCTTGCGCCATCCAGATATATAAATTTTTTTGTTTTCTAACAAATGATTAATGTATGTTTTGCAGTGCTTTACATTGATGTGTATTAGTTTTGATATTTCCTCATTTGTCTTTTGCTTTGTAAGTATTAAAGCAATAATTTTAGATATTTTTGATTTAGCAATTTCAGAATTAAACTTTAGTTCGTTTCTCATTCTTTGATAAATACGCCGTTTTTATTCAAATAACCTTTTCTGTTTTTGATTTGTCCATACGCTGCAGCAAAGCACTTTTTTACATCAACATCTTCAATAGCAGCAACCATAGTAAGACATACGAGTACGTCGCCAATTCCATCAATAATTCCGTCGCGGTCTCGTTTGATAATTGCATCTGCTAGCTCTCCCATCTCTGACATTGCTTTCAACAGTTGCGTTTTAGAATCTGAGTTTTGAATTATTCCTCTGGCTTCGCCCCATCGTACAACATCAATTTCAGTAATTTCGTAACTCGTCATTTGCACATCCTTTTCTTAGCATCTTTTAGATTTGCATTAAAGAACCAAGCTGTACACATTTCAGCAGTGGCTTTAGGTAGCTCTATAACTTCGTTCTTTGCAGCATCATATCCTTTTGTATATCCTTCTTTCTCTGCTTCGCTTACACGATGTAACGAGAATAAAAGGCATACAGACAAGATTACGATGATTGATGATCGGATGAACATAGTGCTTTAATCTGTGCAATCGGAAGGTTGAACTTTTCGTGAATCTTAATCATCACATCAGCAGACACAGCACATTTGCCATTACGTATGCGGCTAATTACAGGTGTAGATACGTCTAGTGCCTCTGCAAGTTGTGCGTCGTTACGAAAATTACCAAGAATAATCAGTTCTTCCAGTAGTTTCATTTTTTCTCCTATGTAAATGCCTGTCTTTCCAGGCTGTTAGTTGGTAACCAATAATGATCTTAAAATATTCACTAACACGACTGGAGACTGTTTTCCCTCTCGTCCTACCGCAGTGACCCGGTGTGCTGCGGCTTTCCGGTTCAAGGTTAGTCCGCTTACTAGATTCGCGTCCCAATCCCCATGCGTATTAGCCCTCGTCTTTCCGAGGTGTCAGCATAATCACCAATTGGAGCTTCGGGAGAACGATTGGCTTATGCTGCGGAAGTTTCGCCCACTATCCGCTAGGGTTGGCTTACGCCATTGTTAAAAGCATGTAGTGTTGCAATTACCTGCATAACAACACGTTGTGCATGTAACGTACCTTCCTTGATAGTAGTACGAGTGCGTAGTGCACTGTGCCCAAGCAATAGTGGCGGCGCCAGCAAGAATTAGACCGATTAAATATTTCATATTAGCTCCTAAAAAGGAATGTCATCTTCAGGAATATCAGTTTTACTTTGCTGTTTTTGTTCTTTACGCGGCGCTTTTGACTCTTTAGGCTTTACGGAAAGGCTAAAAAACTTACCTGCTTTGCCTTCTTTAATCCATCCAGATAGCCAGAATTCTTCGCCATTAATGTTAATGCTGCCGCTGTAATCTGGATGGTTATCAGCGGATTTATTAAAGTTCTTGCCGAGTATTCCGCGATTGGTATTATCGTATTGCATTTATTTTCCTTGAGTAGTAAATTTCTTAATTGCACTGCGTTGTTTGCTATCTAACCGACTCCACAGTGCTGTTTTCCAGTCGGCATCCAATTCGCAGTGGTTAATAAACTCCACTGCACCAGAAACGTCGTCTTTGTGTAGCAACGAGCGCACTTCCATTGCAATCCCTTCAATGACGGTCTGATCTTCTTCTGTCATTGAGTCAAACACATCAACAGAAACAGATTTAGATGATTTTGGCTGTACTGGCTCAGATGCGTCTACTGCATCATGCTCAACGATTGCAAGGGCCATTACTAGCAAATAACGAGTAATGTATGTAATCGATGCGCCCAAGTTTTGTACTGGATGACAGCCTTTAAGTTCAGCCGCTGCCATTGGGCAAGTAAATTTAGCATCGCCACCGTTTTCAGTATCAATGACGCGCATGATTGCTAAATCTTCGTGAAACTCAAGCGTGTGGCAAAGCTTCAGATCCGCAAAAATACGATTAACAGTAGGCAAAAAATCAGAAAGTTCAAAATACTTATATCCTGCGAATTTGTTGTGGCCAGACTTTTTCAAGTCGTGCGACTGTAGAGAAATCCTGGCTGCTTGTAGTTTGTCATACACAATCCATTGCCGATGTTCTTGCTCTTGAATGTTATTCATTTTATTTCCTAGTTAGTTTTATGCTTGAGATTATTGAGTTGCCGAATTTTCGATACAACAGGAACAGGCTTATCCTTCGCTTGTTCTTTTTTAATTCGATCAAAAGTTTTCCTAATATCCGTTTTAGATGATTGAACATATTTAAACGTTGGATCTAAGATTGATTTCATATTGAGTCAATAATTAGCGAAATAAAAAGTATTGAGCAAATTACTAGCAAAGGATATTTGTTTACAAATTTTCCAATAGAGTCATTTGGATCTAGCATTTTATCCACGCTCTGCCTCGCGATCTTTCTTTTCATCATAGTATCGATCGCACTCTTCAAGCCAACGTGATTCAAAATCTTCGTCACTAGCAGACTCGTAATCGCGGCTTTCTGCGATACGTTTGCACATTGATTTAATTTGGTTCAGCATTGCTGAACGCAGTTTTTCAGGATTTGATTCAAACACGCTCCAGGTGTAAATCAGCTCTGCAAGTTCTTCTTCAAGCTGACTTTTAGGGACTTGCTCTGTAACTTCGTAAACATCACCGTAGTAAATGTGTCTGAGCAGTTTCGTTGCGTTATCATATTTCATATTTTCTCCTAGTTATCGCTGACTGCGATGTGTGCATATTAGCACCGCGCAATTTCGTTGCAACAAAAAGTTTTTAATCGAAATCAATTAGCCGATAGAAACATTCAATTGCATGATAGGAATTTGTAGCTATGATTATTCCCAAGTCAGGAAGCCGCCGCAGAGAAATACTAGATTTGTTCTCCAAGTATGGCGGGATGAATTTTGATATGTTTGTAGAAAACTTTGGTATGCATGGTTTTGAAAAGCCGCATCAACTAAGGACTGAGCTGCAGACATTGATAAATCACGGATGCCTAAGAATGGTAGGTAACGTGTACTTTTCAACTATGGGAGCTAAGGAAATTATGACTACGAATCTTGTGCCATCACGCGAACCGAAACCGTTTACGCCGTTGAAAAACTTCCTTCCGAAAGAGTCGCCGCGCGGCCAGGCTATTGGTGGCCGCAGCTTTAAGCACTTGGTTTCTAACCTGAAGCCTACATACAACAACAAAGATTAGAGTATGATTTACGTGGATGGCTAGGGAGTGCAACCCGAAAAGGCGATTCGTTACCGCCCTGCCAATCCATTCTTCAGTAACGGCTGCCAATAACGTGAGGCATGTATGTTTTCTTATCAGCATCATATCGGCGATTTTCGCCGTGATACCGCATCTCTTTCTGATGTAGACGCAATGGCTTATCTGAAGCTGTTGTGGATGTACTACGACACAGAATTGCCACTTCCTAATGACGCAAAACTTCTGGCCTTCAAGATTGGGTCGTCATCGGATACGGTGCAAATGATACTGGATGCATTCTTCATTGCTGATGGTGATGTTTACCGCCAGAAACGATGCGACGCTGAAATAGCTGCATATCATGCAAGATCTGACATAGCTAGGAACAAAGCAGCTAAACGATGGAAAAATGCTACAGCATCAGAATTTGATGCTACAGCATTGCAAAGGCATAGCAACAGCATTGCTGGAGAACCAAAAAACTATGCTAACCGAGAACCGATAACCGAGAACCAAAAACATATCACTACGTTCAATGTTTTTTGGACTGCATATCCGAGAAAAGTGGCAAAGCCAGCAGCTATGAAAACCTGGCTGCGGATCAAGCCGGATGATGCTCTAACGAAAAGTATCATTGACGCAATTAAACGTCAGAGGCTTTGCGATAAAGAAATTCAATTTGTCCCGCATCCAGCAACGTGGCTTAATCAACGCCGTTGGGAGGACGAAATAGAAGCTGCTCCCATCGTTGATTTGAGACTAAGGGGAGCGAAATGATAAACAACCTTCTCGAGCGATTAGAAGGCGTGAAAGGAGGTAATGGCAAGTGGATTGCATGTTGCCCTGCTCACGGTGACAAAAGGCCGTCACTGGCCATTAAAGAGCTTGACGATGGCAGGATTCTTCTAAAGTGCTTTGCTGGTTGTAACGTTGAAGAAATCACTGGCGCTATAGGAATGAATGTATCTGATCTTTTCCCGCCAGATGAAACTGTAGCTTCACATAGGGTAAAAGGCGCTGCTCCAGCGAAACGGGCGTTTTACGCATCTGACTTGCTGAAAATTATCGAGTTTGAGGCATTAGTTGTATCTGTTGCTGCTGCGGACATTTCAAAAGGGAAAGAAATATCTGAGGCAGATAGAGCCAGGCTAAAGCTGGCGCATGAGCGAATTCAAGAAGCTATTAATTACATCAAATGAACGACAAAAAATTTTGCACAGGTTGCCAATGTTTTCGTGATGTTGAAGGCGGGTATGTAAAGAAAGCAAACAGGACTTCACGGTGGGTTTGCAAAAGCTGCGCTGCTAGAAAGACTGTGAGCATTTATCAATCTAAAAATCCAACATCAAAAGCTACATTAGCTAAAGTTAAAACGATGTTGTATGGAGATGAATAATGAAACCGACAACCGATGAAGTGCTGGCGTGGGCGCGGGAAGCTGGGGCGGCTGCATTTGTATTTAAATACGGAACCCCTGCAGATCAGATGCACATCGTTGGCACTGGCCTGTTTAAAAAACTCGCCACCATCGCCTACGCAGCCGGA